GATATGCAATATTCGTTTTATCTAAATAGTCTAAGGAAAAAGAAGAGATTTTCTCCCTGGCTCCGAAAGGATAAGGTTACAGACTTAGAATGTGTTAAATCATACTATGGTTATAGTAATGAGAAAGCATCCCAAGCACTGAAAATCCTGACAAAAGAACAACTTAACTTTATTAAACAACGACTTGATATTGGAGGATCCAAATGACTACCACGGTAGAACCTACAGTAGAATGGGCTCAAGACCAAATGGTCGAGGTCATTCTCAATGAACCCGATGATTTCCTTAAAGTTCGTGAAACCCTGACCCGTATCGGAGTTGCATCGCGTAAGGAGAAAAAACTCTATCAATCTTGCCACATTCTTCATAAGCAAGGTAGATACTATATCGTTCACTTTAAGGAACTGTTTGCTCTGGACGGCAAACACGCTAATCTGACTGTGAATGATGTACAGCGCCGCAACCGTATTGTTCGTCTTCTTGCTGACTGGGGACTGATTACAGTTGTAAAACCAGACAGCGTAAACGATATTGCACCTCTGAACCAAATCAAAGTTCTTGCATATAAGGACAAGGGTGATTGGATTCTGGAGCAGAAGTATAATATTGGTAAAAAAGGAAAGACCGCAGAAGCAGAATAAATAGAACTGAGACCTTTCGTGCGGTCTCTACAAAAGTCGGAACACCCTAAAAAGAGGTTGGGTTTTTACCCTTCCTCTTTTTTTCGTTTCTCTTATAATTAATAATGGATGCCGTAAGGGTCCACAAAACACAAACTCGCTTTTAAAGGAGCTACTATAATGTCTACATCAGGACTTATGCGTTATACTGCTGCGGATCTTCCTGCTCTGATGGAGAAGATTACTCGCAACTCAATTGGAATGGATGAATACTTTGATCGTCTTTTCCATCTGCACGAAACCACTACAAACTATCCTCCATATAACCTTGTTCAAGTCAGCAACGTAGAATCAAGACTCGAACTTGCTCTTGCTGGATTCAAGAAGAAGGAGGTGTATGTTTACACTCAAGATGGTAAACTATTCGTAGAAGGTCAAAAAGAAGATAAAGAAACAGAATCCAATTATCTTCATAAAGGTTTGGCTCAAAGGAGTTTCAAGAGAGCGTGGACACTTTCTGATGATACGGAAGTTAAATCAGTTGATTTTGAGGATGGGCTTTTAAACATTACTCTTGGTAGAATTGTTCCAGACCATCATAAACGAAAGGACTATCTCTAAATAAAAATAAAAATGAAAACTTTCGACGAGTTTCAACAAATCGCTTATTATGGAGCAGTTCCTCATACTGCCTATTCTCAAGGAAAATCTAAAAAAATTCCAAAAGGAAAAGCAGTCCCTGTAAGAAGTCGCTCAAGTGCGGGTGGTGATGAAGATGGTGGAAATGGTGGCGGGGACGGCGGTGAATAAATACTTTTGAATATCGTCGGCGCGAGGAGCACCTGGCAAAACCCAGGTTGACTCCTCCTTTTTTTATTGGTAGAATGTATGGAGGTATGGAGTACAAATGACAATTAAACTTTTACTTTTAAAGTCGGGAGAAGATATTATTTCCGACATTAAAGAGATGGTTGTAGGTGAAGATGAAGACCGAAGAGTGGTTGGATATTTTCTAAACAAACCTTGTTTAGTTAAGATGAGAGACCCTAGTCTTTTAGCCGAAGAGAGCACTGAAGAACAAAAGAAAGCAGCATATCAAGTTTCTTTGTATCCTTGGATGCCTCTTTCGAAAGATTCAGTTATTCCTGTTGCTGCTGACTGGGTAGTGACTATTGTTGAACCTGTTACAAAATTATCAGAAATGTACGTGGAGGACGTTTTATCCCGTGGAACCGAAAACAATCAAGATACTAGCACTACTGAACAATCAAATTCTGATAACTCAGATTGAAGAAGTCGGTGCTGACATTGGAGAACCAGACTGTAAACTGATTAACCCATTCGTTGTAAAAAGCGACCAAACACTAGAACCATATTTACTTGGTTATACAAAACAAAATACATTTATGATGAGTTCGGAAAAGATTCTTACACTTGTGGATCCAACTCCAACTCTACTTGAAAAATATGAGGACTTGATTAAAGAATGAGATTTTACACTAATGTTCAATTGATTGGAAATCAATTTTTGGTTCGTGGCGTAGAGAATGGTAAAAGATTTGAAACAAGGGATGAGTTCTTCCCAACCCTTTTTGTAAAGACTAAAAAAGATTCTAAGTATAGAACATTAAGTGGAGAAAAAGTTGAATCAGTCAAACCTGGCACTGTTCGGGATTGTCGTGAGTTTTATAGTAAGTATGAAGGCGTAGATGGATTTGAAATCTACGGTAACGACAGGTATATCTATCAATATATCTCTGAAAAATATCCAGAGGATGAAATTAAGTTTGATATTAGTAAAATCAAGCTTGTGACTCTGGATATTGAGGTTGCCTCTGAAGAGGGATTCCCTGATGTGGAATCTTGCTCTGAAGAGATTCTTGCTATTACTATTCAGGATTATACGACTAAGGAAATCATTACTTGGGGTGTTAAACCTTTCAAGCATAATCGTAAGGACTTGACGTATCATCACTGTTCTTCTGAGTATGAGTTGTTGAGTCATTTCATCAACTATTGGATGGTGAATGTGCCTGATGT